CTGGAAAGCGCCCGGTGATGACCGCCCGTCTGATCCGGTCGCTGTCATCTGGGATTGGTGGGATGGCGACCGCTGGGCGGTGTATCGCGTCCGCTGCCCGGACTGCGGAACGTGGCCGGTCGACAAAGAGCACGCCAGCTTCACCGCGGGCAAGGTGTTCAGCCCCTGGCCGAAGGACGCCCCGCCCAAGCAGGCGGCCAAATGGCTCGCAATGAAGGATGATCCGGATCAACGGGTCATCTTCGACAACACGCAACGCGGCCAGCCGCACCGGCGCGCCCTCAGCAAGAACCTGACGGCCGAGACCTTGGCCGCTCGAGCGGAGACATGGGCGGCCGACGTGCCGGACGGCGTCGGCATCATCACGGTCGGCCTCGATACCCAGGACGATCGTGTCGAGATGGAATTCGTCGGCTGGGGCCGGAACGAGGAGAGCTGGAGCCTCGCCTATGTCGTCATCGAGGGCGACACGTCGCAGCTCGAGACATGGGAGCGCGTCGACCAGCAGCTGCTGCGCACCTTCCGCCGTGCCGATGGCCGCCCGTTCACCGTGTCGGCGGCCTGCGTCGACTCCGGCGGTCACCGGACGAATGAAGTCTATGCCTTCGCCAAGGCGCGCCTGGGGCGCCACGTGTGGGCGATCAAGGGCGCGTCGGAGCGGGGCGGCAAGCGGGCGCCGGTCTGGCCGACGGTCAAGCCGACCAACCGCAAGAAGTCGCAGTTTCGACCGGTCAGCATCGGCACCAACGCCGCGAAGGACACGCTGCGCGGGCGCCTCGGCATGGAGACGCCGGGCCCGGGCTACATGCACTTCGACGCGCGTCGCGAGCTCGCATGGTACGAGCAGCTGATCGTCGAGCAGCTGAAGATGAAGATCCAGGCGGGCGTGCGGATCACGTTCTGGGACTGCCCGAAGGGCAAGGCCAACGAGGGCACCGACTGCCGGGTCTATGCCTATGCCGCGCTGCAAGGGCTGATCCACTTTGGCCTGCGCCTGAACGAAGAAGTCGAAGCCGCCTCCGAGCGGTACCGTGAAGCACCCCCTGTCGTCGACGAACCCAAGGCGGAACGCTGGGGGGAGCCTGACGCTGGCGGGTGGATAGGCAGCGCCGAGGGCAGCTGGCTCTAGGAGGTAACGATGGCGCTCAGCCAGACCGACGTCGACACGCTGAAGGCGGCGATCGCGACCGGCGCCATGCGCGTGCGCTATGCCGATGGTCGCGAGATCCAGTACCGCACGCAATCCGAGCTGGAGCGCGCGCTCGCGATGGTGGAGGCCGAGGTAGCGGCACCGGCGACCAAGCCGTCGCGCAGCTTTGTGGTCGGCTTCTGATGAACTGGCTCGATCGCACCATAGGGTGGATTGACCCGATCGCGGGCAACCGCCGGGTCAGCGCCCGCATGGCGATGGAAATCAAGGGCCGGGCCTATGATGGCGCCAAGCGCGATCATCGCACCGCTAGCTGGACCACACCCGGCTCCAGCGCCAACACCGACGCCGGCGCCGGCGAGGAGATCGTGCGGAATCGGTCGCGCGACCTGATCCGCAATAACGGCTATGCCCTGCAGATCGTCGAGACCTACGCCGACCATGTCGTCGGTACCGGCATCGTCGGCGCACCGACCGGGCTGAAGGGGCGCAACGCCAAGAAGGTGTCGGCCGACTGGCGCGCCTGGTCCGAGGCCTGCGACCACGATGACGACCAGGACCTGAACGGCCTCGTATGGTCGAGCGTGAAGGGCATGGCGGAATCCGGCGCGGCGGTCATCCGCTTCCATCGCCAAGCGTTCGACGCGCGCACGACGATCGCGCCGCTGCAGCTGCAGGTCATGGAGCCGGATTTCATCGACGTCGTGAAGACCGGCACCACGGCGAACGGCGGCTACATCGACCGCGGCATCGAGTACGATAGCCAGAGCCGGAAGGTGGCATATTGGCTGCTGCCCGCCCACCCGGGCGACGTCGCCAGCTGGCGCGGCCGCGGCATGGTCAGCGAGCGGGTGCCCGCCAACGAGGTGGTCTACCTCTACAACAAGCTGCGGCCGGGGCAGGACAGGGGCATGCCGCTGCTGGCGCCGGCGATCATGACGCTGCAGGATCTGCGCAGCTACTTCGCGGCGGAGCTCGTGCGCAAGCGCACCGCGGCCTGCATGGTGGGTGTCATCACCACCGTCGACGAGGAGCTTAAGGTCGGAATCGATCCCGAGACTAAGGGTGCGAAGAAGTACGGGCCGCAGAAGCAGAAGTTCGAGCCCGGCATGTTCACCCGGCTGCTGCCGGGCGAGACGATCGACTTCAACACGCCGCCCGCTGATTCGGGCGTGGACGCGATGGCAACGCAGTATCTGCGCGAGACCGCCGCGGCCGCGGGCGTCATGTACGAGCACGCGACCGGCGACTTCAGCAGGGTCAACTATTCCTCGTGGCGCGCCGGGCACCATGGCTTCCGTCGTCGTATGGAGCGCATCCAGTGGCTGGTCGTCATCCACAAGCTGCTGCGCGTGATCGCGCAGCGGTACCGCGAGGCGGCACTGGCCGCTGACCTGCTGCCGGCGCAGAACTTCGGCTGGCGGTGGACGCCGCCCGGCTTCATCTCGGTCGATCCGTACAAGGATGCCCAGGCCGATCTGGCGAACCTGCGGATGGGCAAGGTGACGCTGTCGCAGCTCGTCGAGGAGCGGGGATACGATTACCTCGAGTTCCTGGCGCAGTTCGCCGAGGATCTGGCGAGCGCTGAGGCAGCGCTCGGCGCCGGCGTCATGTTCGATGGCGACCCGCGCAAGGTGCTGAACCCCGGCACGCCTTCGAAGGGCGATGCCAAGGCCGAAAACGACACCGCCGGCGCCGACGCCGCGGCCTGACCCGGAGATCCTATGACCGAGAAGCAGAAGGCGCCACTGGCGCCCCCATCGTCGCGCGTGATGGTGGTCGGGTGCAATCAGCGACGGGTGGGCATCGCCCTTGCCGTAGCCGCAGCGAGTGCGATGGTGATCGCGCCTCTGACCCGCTCGGCAGCGACGGGAGATCAGCAGGAGCGGGGCACCCCGCCGCCCGCACGCGGCACCCGCGCCGCTTCGTTCGCACCGACGTCGTACAACGCAACGGAGCGGACCGTAGACGCGGTCTTCTCGGCCGGCAGCGCGGTTTCGCGCTGGTACGGGACGGAGACGCTGGCGATCTCCGAGGAGGCAATAGACCTTACCCGCGTCGCGGCAGGTCTGTGCCCACTGCTCAACTCGCACAATCAGCGCGACCTCGATGCCGTGCTCGGTCGCGTGGTCAGCGCGCGGATCGAGGATGGGCAGCTCGTCGGTACCTTCCTGTTCGCCGATACGGACGCCGGCCGCGCAGCTGAGGCGCGTGTCGCCCGGGGCGAGCTCCTGGGCATTTCGGTTGGCTACATCGTCCGCACCTGGACCCTGACCGAATCCACCGATCAAGCCGACACCTGGACCGCAACCCGTTGGGAGCTGCTCGAGGTCAGTCTGGTCGCTGTACCTGCCGATCCCAACGCCGGGGTTCGATCGGCCGGCACCACCCCCGGATCCACCGCCGCCAACGGCGAAAACCACGAGGATGACGATATGCTTATTCGCTCCGCTGGCGGCGCGCCCGCCGGCACGACCACGCCTCCGGCCCCTGCCGCTCCCGGTGACCAGAACCGCAGTACCCCCGAAGGCACGCCTTCGGGCAATCAGCCGGCCGGCGATCAGCAGCGCCAGCAGGCGCCGGCGCCCGTCAATGTCGCTGCGATCCGCACTGCGGTGACCAACGCCGGCCTGGCTGATGACGTCGCTTTCGAGCTGCTGGCGCGGCACGAAACCACGCCTCTTACCCGCGACGCTCTGATGGCCGATATCGGCATGCGCTTCGCTGAGCGCGACAGCCGCGCGCAGACCAATAACCGCGTGTCGGCATCGGTCAGCACCGGTGTGACGCTGAGCCGCGCCATGTCGGACGCCGTCTTCCACCGCATGGCCGGTGGTGAGATCAGCCAGGATGCCCGCCAGTTCCGCGGCATGGGCATGCTGCGCATGGCCGAGGAGCTGCTCGGCTCGTCCGGCATCTCGACCCGCGGCATGGTGCCGAACGAGATCGCCGAGCGTGCGCTGCACACCACGTCGGACTTCCCGGCGCTGATGTCCAACGCGATGAACCGCCGCCTGCGCGCCGCCTATGCCGAGCACGAACCGACGTACCGCCTCTGGGCCCGTCGGGCGCCCAACGCGCCGAACTTCAAGTCGATCGACGTCGTGCAGATGTCGGCGATGCCAGACCTGATGAAGGTCAACGAGGCTGGCGAGTTCCGGTATGGCACCGCTTCGGACGGCAAGGTCAGCTATGCGCTGCTCACCTATGGCCGCATCATCTCCCTCTCGCGCCAGCTCATCATCAACGATGACCTGAACGCGCTGGACCGGGCGATGACGGGCTTCGCGGCGTCGGCCAACCGTCTGGAGAACCGGACGGTCTACGCCCAGCTGACCAGCAACCCGACCTTCCCGGACGGCCGGACGCTGTTCCATGCCGATCATGGCAATCTGGCCGCGGCCGGCGCGGCGATCTCGCCGACCTCGTTGCAGGCGGGCCGCGGGCGCATGCGCAAGCAGAAGGGACTGCAGGGCGAGGAGCTCAACATCGCTCCCCGGCACCTGATCGTGCCGACGGACCTGGAGCAGGTGGCCTACCAGTACACCAGCTCGCAGTACGTGCCCGCCAAGCAGTCGGACGTGAACGAGTTCCGCGCAGGCGGGCGCACGGCGCTGGAGCCGATCGTCGAGCCGGTGCTCGACGGCAACTCGGCAACGGCCTGGTACCTCGCGGCCGGCAACACGGACGTCGACACGGTCGAGTACGCCTACCTCGAAGGTGCCGAGGGCGTTCAGCTCTCCAGCCGGATGGGCTTCACCGTCGACGGCGTCGAGCTGAAGGCCAGCCTCGACTTCGCCGCCTCGGCGATCGACTGGCGCGGCCTGGACAAGAACCCGGGCGCGTAAGCGCTCGGCCGACTCCCACCACCTCTATAGCGGGCGGCGCTGCGGCCCCGCCCGCGGAGATCCAGCATGAAGAACTTCCGTCACCGCGGCGACACGTGCACGTTCGTCGCTCCCGCTGCCGTCGCCTCGGGCGGCGGCTTCCAGGTCGGCCGCCTGTTCGCGGTCGCCAACACCGATGCGGCGCAGGGCGCCGAGGTCGAGGGCGACGTCACCGGCGTCTTCGTCCTGCCGAAGAGCACCGCTGCCAACACCGACGCGACCGCCGGCGCGCTCGCCTATTGGGACAACACGGCCAAGGTCGTGACCAAGACGGCGGGCACGAACCTGCTGATCGGCGCCTTCACGCGCGACTGTCTGGCGGCCGATGCCACGTGCGTCGTTCGCCTCAACGGCTCCGCAGTCTGATCCTGACGGCCGGGCGCCTCGTGCGTCCGGCCTCTCGGAGTATCCCGCATGAAGAAGATCCTTCTCCACCGCGCGTCGATCGACAACGCCGGCCATTACCAGGACGCCGGCACCACGCTGACGATCGCCGAGGGCAGCGAGCCCGGTGTCATCGCGGCTGAACGCGCCAACGAGCTGCTGGGCAGCCATGGTGCCGTGCCGGTGCCTGCCGCGACGGCGGTCAAGACCGCCTGATGTCGATCTGGGATGCCGCGGGGGCGGCGATCGTCGCCGCCTTCGCGGATCCCGAGCCGATCATCTACACCCAAGCCGGCATCGTGCTGCCCGACCCGATCCGCGTCGTGCGATCCGACGATTCCGCCCCGACCTTTGCGGGCCCGGGCAGCACCCTGCGCAAGATCACCTACGAGGTGCCGCAGTCGGCTCTGCCCGCCGAGCCGACCAAGAAGGATCGCTTCGAACATCGCGGCCGACGCTGGGCGGTGCAAGACAAGACCCGCCGCGACGATATCGGCGCCTGGCTGCTGGTTGTTACCGACGATGGGGCCGTCCTGTGACGGTCCGCGACCGCATTCTGGCGGCGATCGCCGCAGCGATCACACCGCTCGCGGCAGAGGTGGAGATCGAGCCTGCTGGTGATCCGAGCGACTTCCCTGCGCTCGGTATCACCGACGATGGCCACACGGTGCTCGAGCGCGAGGCCGGCGCCACCCGCCGCGAGATGACCGTCACGATCGACGGCTTCG